TCAACTTCAAATGCAGATATTGATATTGTACCAAATGGTACAGGTGACGTAGTTCTTGCAGCAGACACAGTTAAAGTCGGTGACTCTGGAGCAGCAGCTGTATTAACTTCAAATGGTGCAGGCACACTTACGGTTACAACTGGAGGAACAGAAAATTTAGTTTTAAACACAAACTCAGGCACAAACTCAGGCACAATAACAATTACTGATGGTGCTAATAACAACATTGATATTTCTCCGAACGGAACAGGAGATGTAACACTTCAAGCAGATACGGTTCAAATCGGTGATAACAACGCTGATGCAACATTAACCACTCAAGGAACTGGTGATTTAATTTTAAATACAAATAATGGCACAAACTCTGGAAATATAACTTTAGCTGATGGCGCTAATGGTAACATAGATGTTTCAACAAATGGAACAGGATACATTAAATTTAACGATCTAGCTTATATTCCACAACAAGCATTAACGTCATCATCAAATGCTGTAGCATGGGATGTTCAAGCTAAACCAAACGCATATCATTTAACAACAGAAAACACTACATTCTCTGCACCAACTAATTCAGTTGAAGGCTCATTTGTTTGTTTAGAAATAAATTATGATGGCTCACACACTATAGCATTTAATACTGTATTTGAATTTGCAGCGTCAACTGCACCAACATTTACTTCAACAGATGGCAAAACCGATATATTAGTTTTTAGATATAATGGTGCTGTATGGCAAGAAGTAGGTAGAACATTAAATTTAAGTGAGAGTTAAAATATGTACGCAATAGTAAAAGATAATAATATAACACAATATGTAAATTTTCCTAAATCAGTTGTAATAGGAGATGTAAGATATCCAGCAAAAATATTTCAGTTATGGTCGCAATCTGAATTAAATGATATTGGTATTTATCAAATAGTAGTAGATAAAACAAACTATAAAGACCCTGCATATTACGATAACACAAATTCAACTTACACATTTGCAGATGGTCAAGTTACAGAATCTTGGGGAACTGCAACGGCTAAAAGACTAGACGATGAAGATGCAGTGAATGGAGATGGTGATCCTGTTTTAGATAGTGATGGCAATCAAGTAATTAATTATGGTTTAAAAACTGAAAAGAAAAAAATTGTAAAGGGAGAAGCATCAGGTTTATTATCACCAACAGATTGGCATGTAATAAAAGCTAGTGAAGTTGCTGATTATTCAGTGCCTAGTAATATTACAACATACAGAGCAAATGTTAGAGCTAAATCAAATGAAATGGAAACTTTAATAAATAATTGTACAACAGTTGATGAACTAAAAGCATTATACGAATACACAGAACAAGAAGACGGAACTCTTACAAGACCATTAGGTGAATTTCCAGAGGAGATTTAATGTCACTACTTATACCTGGAACTAACTCCATTAAAGATACAGGATATGATGTTGCTAACTCATTAAGATTTGAATCTGGAGATAGTGCATACTTAAGTAAAACATTTACTTCTACAGCTGATTCACAAAAAAAATTTACAGCTTCGGTATGGGTTAAAAGATCAAAACTTGGTGCAGTTGATTCACACCAAGACGTATTTTCTGCTTTTAGATCATCAGATGGATTTCAAATTGATATAGTTAGGTTTCAAAATACAGATCAACTACAGTTTTTTTCATTTACCGATGACGGTGGCAGTGCTGGAACTTGTCAACTTACTACAAATAGACTTTTTAGAGATGTAAGTGCTTGGTATAACATAGTGGTTCAAGCAGATACTTCACAAAGCACAGCATCAGATAGAGTTAAAATTTATGTAAATGGAGTTGAAGAAACAAGTTTTGCTTCATCAAGCTACCCACCTCAAAATTCAACATTTGTACCATTAATGATACAATCAGGCACTAGTCATCAAATAGGTGCAGTTGGTAATTCAAATCATTTAAGTGCTTATCTTGCAGAAGTAGTTTATTTAGATAATCAATATCTAGACCATACTTCCTTTGGAGAGTTTGACGAAGATTCAAACGTATGGAAACCAAAAGATGTATCTGACTTAACCTTTGGTGCTAATGGATTTTATTTAGACTTTGAAGATAGTTCAAATTTAGGAAATGATGTATCAGGAAATAATCATGATTTTACATCTAATAACTTAGCGGCTACAGATCAAACTACTGATACTTGCACTAATAATTTTGCAACATTAAATCCTTTAGATAATGCACAAGCCGTAACTTTTTCTTTAGCAGAAGGTAATTTAGAATTAAACGATAATGGTTCTGCTGATAATGATATGGGACTTAGAGCTACTATGGGAGTGCTTTCAGGAAAATGGTATTACGAACAAAAACAACATGAAACATCAGGAACTGTTGGATTAGCAGGCTCAGATACTAGATTAGTATTTGATTTTGAAAATCAAACATCAGCTTTTCATAGATTAGTAGGTTCTAATGGTTCAGGTAGTAGCATAGTTTATTGGAGTAATGGTACTTTTGTAAATAGTTCAGCACTTCAAGGGTGGGCTGCTGGAGATATTATAGGAGTAGCTTTAGATATGGACAATGGAAAATTATTTTTTTCTATTAATGGTGTGTTTAAAGGTTTTGATAATAATACGGCTGACCCCGTCAATGGCACTAATGCAAATTTCACAGATATACCAACTGACGGAACTGGTGGCTTTGCAATGCCTTATATAGGAAAAAGAGGCTCAGGAAGTCCACAAGCTAGTATTAATTTTGGCAATCCATCATTTTCAATCTCATCAGGAAATACTGACGGAGAGGGTTTTGGAAACTTTGAATATGCTCCACCAACGGGATTTCATGCATGGTGTTCTAAAAACTTAGCGGAGTATGGATAATGGCCTACACTACAATTGATTTACCAACGGATTATTTTAACACTGTTACTTATACGGGAAATGCATCTGGACAAACAATTACGGGCGTTGGTCATCAACCAGATTGGATATGGGTTAAACAAACAGGAGATGCTGGTTACGACCATTCATTACATAATTCAGTTTCAGGATTATTAAAACAATTAATTTCTAATAAAAATGATGCTGAAATTACAAATACTGATACAGTTACATCAGCCAATTCTGATGGATTTGTGTTAGGTGCTGATACAGCAGGACCAAATGCAAACTCAAACAACCAAGATACAAAAAATTACGTAGCATGGAATTGGAAATCAGGTGGTGCAAGCACATCTACAAATAATGACGGTTCAACTGCTTCACAAGTTACTGTAAATTCTACGAGCGGATTTAGCATTGTAAGTTATACAGGAACAGGAAGTGCAACTTCGATAGGTCATGGTTTAGGAGCTAAACCTGACTTAATTATTTCAAAAATTAGAAGCACTACTGGAGATTGGAATGTTTATAATAATTCTTTTGCTGCTCAAGAAAGAATAAAATTAAATTCAGGTGGTGCAAAAAATACAAACACTTCTATATTCGCATCTTTACCTTCTGCAACTGTAGTCAATGTTGGAAATGGTGGGGATATAAATACAAGCAGTGGCACTCATCTGTTTTTTTGTTTTAAAAGTGTTAAAGGATTTAGTAGATTTGGCTCCTATTTTGGAAATGGTAATGCCGACGGTACTTTTGTTTATTGTGGTTTTAAACCAGCATTTACAATGATAAAAAGAGTTACAGATGCAACAGAGGGGTGGATTATGCAAGATAACAAAACAGGACCAAGAAATCCTATTGATAATTTTTTAGGTGCAAATAGTAATGCTGCAACATCAACTACAACAAATGCACATATTGATTATGTTTCAAATGGTTTCAAATTAAGACATAATGATACAAGAGGTAATACATCAGGAAAAGAATATATTTACTGGGCATTTGCAGAGAACCCTTTTGTTACATCAACAGGAATCCCAGCAACAGCGAGGTAATTCCCATGTTACAAAAAATAGGATTTCAACCAGGTATTAATAAACAAATCACAGAAACTGGAGCAGAGGGTCAGTGGGTTGATTGTGATAATGTTAGATTTAGATATGGCTCACCAGAAAAAATAGGTGGTTGGTCACAACTAGGGTCCGATAATCTTACAGGTGCAGGTCGTGGATTACATCACTTTGTAAATAGTTCTGCTAGAAAATATGCAATCATTGGCACAAACAGAATTTTATACGCATACTCTGGTGGTGCATTTTATGACATACATCCTATTAAATCTACGACAACGCTTACAAGTGCATTTAGCACGACTAACGGATCAGCTGTTGTTACAATAACATTTAGTGGTGCTCACGGTATTAATGAATCTGATATTATATTATTAGACAATTTTTCTACGATTACAAATTCTAACTTTGGTTCATCTGATTTTGATGATAAAAAGTTTATGGTAACAAGTGTTCCTTCAGGAACTACAATTACTATTACAATGCCATCAAATGAATCTGGTTCTGGTGCAACAACATCAGGTGGTGTTAGAGTACAACATTATTATCCTGTAGGTCCAGCAGTACAAGCAAAAGGTTTTGGTTGGTCTCTTGGATCTTGGGGTGGTGAAGATGTAGGTGCAGCTACAACTACT